TGAACATTGGTTACAAGCCATGATCAACAATGTGTATTCACACATAGGCAGGCCCATAGTGTTAAGACAACATCCAAGATGTCCTATAGATCCTAATCAATTTGCATTGGTTGATGAATTTCAAGTGCCACAAAAAATTGCAGGCACATATGATGATTACAACTTTTCCACTGACTACTATGGTGTGGTCAACTTTTCATCTGGGCCAGGCATACAGGCCGCCATTGCTGGCACACCTGTGATAGTAGATGAAAAATCTCTAGCACACGAAGTTTCAAATCATTACATGGCCAAAGAACTGAAAACATTTGATCGTGAAAATTGGCTAATTAAACTGTGTCACACTGAATACACAGTAGATGAAATACAACAAGGTACCTGGTACCCAAGACTGGAGCAATGGCTAAAAAATACCTAAGAAAAAACAGACCAGGTGATATAGATGTTGGCTGTGTAATACATTCCAATGGATATGATTTTGAATATGTGTTAAAATTAGAAAGGAATTTGCGAGATAACTTTACTTGTCCTATCAACTTTCATGTATGGACAGAAGCACACAGAGAAGGTGTGCCCACAAGAATGATCAGACATGATCTTCAAGATTTAGGTGTGGCAGGACCCAAAAAGTCTTGGTGGTACAAGATGCAACTGTTCAACAACAAAACATTCAAAGGCACACTGTATTATTTTGATCTAGATGTGATTATATGGGGTAATTTGGATTGGATGTTGAATCTTGATCCCAAAAGATTCTGGGCTATTAGAGATTTTAGATATCTATGGCGTAAACACAAATGGCAGTTCAACTCATCTATCATGAAAGTAAACACAGGTGCATATCATCATCTGTGGAAAAAGTTTTTGGATTCCAAGGATCATTGGATGCGTCAGTATCATGGTGATCAAGACTTTTTAAACAAAGAAGTTGAGCCCAATGACAAAGATTATTTGCCCACAGATAAAATAAAATCATATCGTTGGGAAGTATGCAAAGGAGGTATGGATTTTACTACCAGAGCATATCCAAATGCAGGCAAACCTAGAGACCACATACTGAATCCTTGTTCAGTGATAGTGTTTCATGGCAAACCTAATCCGCACGAAATAAAAGACGATCCTGAGATACTTAAGAAGTGGTAAATATAAACAAAGTTTCAATACAAGGAGATTAACATAATGGCTAACAGAACTTTTAGGCAATATGGTCAGGCTTACGCCGCCAAGGGTGATGTGTCCGTAGTGGTACAGGTTGCAGGTGCAACTGTGTTCAACGGTGCAGTATCTGACTCTAGCACAGTAAGAAGTGGCCAGCCAACAACAGAAAAATTACTATACTCGTTCACAATGGACGAAGCAGTGGTAGGCACAAAACAAACATCAGTGGCAGTCACTGGTGGAGAACTGTGTTTTGGCCCTATACATTATAATGGTTGGGCAAAAACAAGATTAAGTCGAGCAGATTTGGACTCAAATGTGACTACCAGTAAAGATGAGGTACCAAGTAAAACTGAACAACAATGGTTAGCAACTCAATTAAAAGACCATCTATCCACAGATGATTATAATACATTAATGGCAGGTAACGGTGGAGAGAGTTTAAGAGAAAATATACACACTGCAAATTACATTGGACTAGACTGGGATAGTTACCGTTGGTGGGAAAATAATGCTAGAGCAACTAATATAAAGTTAAACGGCTCTGATATCAATGGTGACCCAGATGATATTGGTTGGTGGGTAATCATGAATGATGGTGACATACTTACATACGATTGGAAAATATCTGCATGGGATACTGCAGGTTACATAAAAGCCAGTTAAACTGAATTCCTTTACTTGAAACTTTTAATGCCCCCTTGTGGGGCATTTTTTTTGGCCGTTTTTGGTTGACTTCTTGTCAAAAGATGCTATTATATAATTAACAAGGAGTCAAATATGGAACTAAAACAACTAGAAATGTTTAATGTAGCAGATATGGTGTTAGGTAGTCTAACATTTGATCAGGCTCAACCAGGTTATCATTGTTGGTACAACACAGACGAAGAAGCAGGATATGGTTATTTGAAAGATGCCAATGGTCCTATGGACACATTCATACTGTATGATGCTGACAAAGACAAGCATATTTGCATAGGTGCAGAACACATTAAAAGATTAGATACATTGAAGGGAGTGTACAAAGATGCCAATGCCTAAAACTAAACCAGATTATTTCAGAATGTTAAAAGCATACACTGTGCAAGAAATTGCAGAACAGTTATGGCAAATAGCAGATTCAGAAGATCCTAGAGACGAGATACAAGAACTAGCCAAGGATCTTGAAGAACATAAAGATCAACAGTTGGAGTTGGAATATGAGTAATTTTATTAGAAAAATAAACATGGACGGACCAGCTGGTAATGCCATTAATCTTATGGCCACTGCGAAACACATGGCTAAAAGTCATGGTGAGAATGGTAGTAAGATAGTTAGAGAAATGAGAGAAACTGACGATTATGATATGTTAGTTCAAACATTACTTTTTTACTTTGGTGATTATATTAGACTTGTCAACAGTCACAAACAAGATATCACAAGTAACTATATCGGAGAGACAGTCTGATGGCCAAAGCAAAGATACTCACTCATCCAAAGTTTCATGAAACTCAGATTACTACTGCTAGTATCAATTCTTTGGACACGATACAAATTGAATTTGAAAGAATGGGTATCAGCTTTTCAGATGAAGACCTTGAATCAATTTTTGAATTCATATATTACAAAGCTGAAGAGACATTGTACAAATGAAATTACTAGAAGAAATTAATACTACATTTCGAGAAGTGCTGGATCATAATCCCAAAGGTGCATACATTTATAAAATTATGTTTGAAAGCAATCAAACATTTTACATTGGCATGACACTGAGTGATCTTCGTGCTAGATTCAAAACACATCTGGCCAAATGGTATGGTGATAAAAAGTATCCTGACAGACCAAACTGTCAAGAAATTGTGTTTGAAATTGTATCACTAGCAAAGGCATATAAATGCACAGGCAGACAAACACACGGATATAGACAGTGCAGAGAGCACTTTGAATCATATGGTATCGACTTTGATCTCATGGGTGCAGAAGTTATATTGCAAAAGTTTTCTATGGACAAACTGGATCCATATGGCACAGATCTTGAGCCTGATTCAGATTGGCCCATGATTAATAAATTCATGATGGAAACAGAAGAAATGTTGGCAATAGATCAACACATTCCTTTGGCTAATGATCAGACTGTGCATTTGACAGAAAAAATATTACAAAAATTAGGCAAAAAAAAGGTCAACATTGGTTGACTTTGGTTCTATATGTGCTATACTATAATTAAGAAGAGTCATTAATTTATATGAAAGGCGGGTATAATGACAAAACTTACTACAAAAGATCATGCTAGAATAGAAGAAATAGCAGAAAGATTTAAAATATTAGACGACATGACTAAGGCCGCAATTGAAGGCAAGGTCAGAGCTATGATAGTTTCTGGACCTCCAGGTGTGGGTAAGTCTTATGGCGTTGAACAACAAGTACAAAAGTATTCAATGTTTGACAGAATTGCAGGTCAACCTTTGAAGTCTGATGTGGTCAAAGGTTCTACATCAGCAGTTGGTTTGTACTGTCAACTATACAAATATTCTGATCCAAACTGTGTGTTGGTATTTGATGATTGTGATTCTATATTACTTGATGATGTTTGTTTGAACCTTCTTAAAGGTGCATTGGACTCTGGTGATAGAAGAAAGATTTCATGGTTATCTGATTCTTCATATCTTAGAAAGGAACATATTCCTGATCAGTTTGATTTTAAGGGTACTGTGATTTTTATCACAAACTTAAAGTTTGATCAAGTCAAGAGCAAGAAGTTGGCTGATCATCTAGATGCACTTCAGTCAAGATGTCATTACATTGATCTTACTCTTGATTCTGAAAGAGATAAATTTCTTAGAATCAAACAGATTGCTGATTCAGGTGCATTGTTTGGCAAGTATGATTTTTCTAAAGCTGAACAAGATGACATAATAGGCTTTATGGAGTCTAATGCCAAACACTTGAGAGAATTGAGTCTGAGAATGGCTCTTAAGATTGCTGATCTAACAAAGGTCAGTAAGACTAACTGGAAAGGTCTTGCCAAGGCAACTTGTATGAGACCTAACAGAGGTTAGTCAACGACACGAAAGGCCCGGGTATCCCGCTAAACATATTGACTCTCCCGGGCCTTTTCTTTTGAACAAATTATCTACTTGATTTCGCGGGGCCATCTCATATATAATATATGAATGCGAGAATGTATATTAGAAGTTAAAGATGAAGTAAATGTCAAGGTTCATAATCTAGATCTAGAACATCGCAGAGCACTTTCACAGAAATTCAAATACGAAATACCAGGTGCTAGATATATGCCAGCAGTCAGACTAGGTCGCTGGGATGGTACAGTATCGTTTTTTCATCTAGGTGGTTCCACATACATCAATTTGTTGGAACAGATAGTGCCTATGTTGGAAGAATGGAACTATGACATAGAACTAAATGATCGCAGAGAATACAGACGCAAGTTTGAATTTGAAGAAGTTGACAAAGATTCATACAAAGACATGGAATGGCCTCCAGGACATCCTGCACAGGGTCAGCCCATAGAATTAAGAGACTATCAAGTAGATGTTATCAATAAGTTTCTCAAGAACAAGCAGAGCCTACAAGAGGTGGCTACAGGTGCAGGAAAAACACTTATAACCGCCGTTTTATCACAGAAAGTAGAAGCATATGGCAGAAGCATTGTGATAGTACCCAACAAATCATTGGTTAGGCAAACAGAAGCAGACTATGTCAATATGGGATTGGATGTAGGTGTGTATTTTGGTGACAGGAAAGAGTTTGGCAGAACACACACTATTTGTACTTGGCAATCATTGAACATATTGTTGAAAGGCACTAGAGCCAAAGAAGTGGATATCACCATAGGTGAGTTTTTACAAGATGTAGAATGTGTGATTGTGGATGAAGTACACATGGCCAAAGCAGATGCACTCAAGGCTCTGCTCACAGGACCCATGAGTCACATACCCATGAGATGGGGATTGACAGGTACTATACCCAAAGAAGAGTTTGAATTTATGTCATTGAAGTGTTCCATTGGAGAAGTGATCATCAGAATGTCAGCATCAGAACTACAAGAGAAAGGTGTGTTGGCCAACTGTCATGTAAATATAGTTCAACTGCAAGACTACAAAGAATATAGAGATTATCAATCAGAATTAAAATATCTTACTTCCAACGAAGAACGCATGAAGTACATAGCCAGATTGATTGGTTCAGTAAGACAGTCTGGTAACACACTGATACTAGTTGATAGAATTAGTGCAGGAAAGTTATTGACAAAACACATTGAAGATAGTAAATTTATAAGTGGAGGTACTAAAACAGATGAAAGGAAAGCCAATTACGACTCAGCTAGTACAAGTGATCAAATTGTACTTGTTTGCACCTATGGTGTTGCTAGTGTTGGGATCAACATTCCTCGTATATTCAATCTTGTCTTGGTTGAGCCGGGTAAGTCGTTTGTCCGTGTTATTCAATCTATTGGAAGAGGCATACGGAAAGCTGAGGACAAAGATTTTGTGCAAATTTGGGATATAACATCCACCTGTAAGTTTGCCAAAAGACATTTAACCAAAAGGAAACACTTCTACAGAGAAGCCAAGTATCCTTTTACCATTGAAAAAACGGAGTGGGAAAATTGAGAATACTAACACTAGAAAATGAAAAATATGAACTAGATGTGTTGCCTGAAGAAATAGAAGACATGAGATTTTCTATATTGGACAACTCCGACAATCAAAATCCAGACTATATGTGGATACCACTGATATTTTTAGAGTCATATAACTCACCTGCATTGGTACTAGAAGTAGGTGAACACAAGATCAAGATGCCTGTGGGTTGGCAAATACTCATAGGTGAACCAGGGATTGGGGATTTGGAAGTGCTACCCCTCACTTCGATAAATGACAGAGGTTTTAAAGCATTTCAGTTTAATCCCCTTTCGGATTTTAGGCCCACATTCTTGCCTGTGAAGATTGCAGATGTATATCAAGATGTATCTTGGTATTCTCCCAAACTCAAGAATGGACAGATACTGTGTGTGCCTATTGAAGATAAAAAGAATCCACAATGTGTGTATTTTGTAAAAGACATTTCAAGATCTTCTGAGATAGTGTTTTATGATAAAGTTTTTTAAAGAAGTTATAGTATGGACTATAAGTGTAGGATTTTGGTTACTAATGTTTAAGTGTTCGGCATATTTCGTATGAGTTCAGATCCACTACATATATCCAATGAAATGAAAGCCTTTGATCGCAAGGACAGAGCATACTATGACAAGTTCACAGATGAACAAAAGAAAAAGTTTTCCACATATCTGATGTTGAGATATGGTGCATCATGCACAGGCCCTACAGAACTACAAGCATATTATTTGATGGCCTGCAATCAAAGATTGAACAAACATTTCTTTGACATCAATAGACACACTAAATTACAATGGCTGTGTGCAACCACAGTGAGTCCTAACATGGGCAACAAGTTTCACTATTGGTTGGCACACAAGAAAAAAGAAGGACCTTCATCCAAACTAAGAAAGTGGGTCAAGTCACATTGGCCTCATTTGAAAGAAGATGAAATAGATACATTACTAACCATTAACGACCGCAAGGATTTCACTGCCTATGCAAGAGAACATGGCTATGACTCAGATCAAGTCAAAAGAGAACTTTAGATGCAAGTACTGTGGCAGATCATTTGCTAGAGCATCTACACTAGAAGTTCATTTGTGCGAACAAAAGAGGAGATATCAAAACAAAGATACTCCGGGATCTAGAATTGCCTTTCAATGTTTTATTCGTTTCTTTGAATACACACAAGGTTCTGCCAAGTCCAAAACATTTGATGACTTTGCTCAATCACCTTATTACAGAGCTTTTTTTAAGTATGGTGTGTACTGTGCAGATACCAAGGTAATCAATCCACAAAGATTCTGTGAATGGTTGCTCAAGAAAAACAAGAAAGTAGATTATTGGTGCACAG